CGCCGCCACAGCGTCGCCCCGTTATATCGTTAGGGTCGATGCCATTTGCCGCGGCCAACGCCTCGATGGCCGATTTCGGGAGTAGGTCGATGTCGAAACCATCGTCGATGATCGCCGCGATGTCGTACTCGTTCGCCAACATGTCAATATCGAACGTGCCGAACGATAGGTTGTCTTTGATGATGAACTGCTGCTGCTCGTCTTCGTCGAGTTCCGAGGCGTAAAGCGTCGGCACGGTCGGGTGCATCTGCCATTCGCGCCAGTAGTTCAGCAGCGCGGATTGTTTCGCCTCGTCGAAATGCCGGAACCGATACGACGCCCGCAAGATTTCTGCGAGGTCGTCGAATCCGAGTTCGTGAATGTATTTCAGCGCCCGCAAGCGCATATTTCCGGCAAGGGCGATATTCCGGTCGTCCACGACGACGGGGCGGTAATACAAGCCTTTCGGCAGCAGTAGCAGGGATTTGACCAGTTCGGCGAAATCGTCTTCGGTGATTTGTCGCGGGTTGTGCTCGCTGGTATTGAGCGCGCCGACCTGCATTTCGATAGTTTGCGGAATTTTCATAGGCCCGGTATGCGTTTACTCTGTATTGGTTACCAGCACAAAGATATGTAAAAAGCGTGTAAATAATACACGCTTCGATTAAGATTTTATCAACGGTCAGCCTTTCGAAATCCGGTCGCTGCATTTATCAATGAAGCACACGGATTCCTGATGCAGTTCGCACCAACCCTGCCCCTCGTCGTCTTCGTCAGCGAAAAGGGCGCAACTGCCGCAACCGATGGCGCGCATCTTGTCGCAATCCTCTTTGCAGGCGGCGGCACATTCCGGGCACAGAATCACGTCGTCGCGGGTAACTACAAATCCGTCGCAATCGGGGCAGCCCGTATTCTCGCAGTTTTCGCACTGCACAATTTCTTCCCCACATTTGGGGCAAGTCGCGGTCGTTTGTTTTTTGTCCATCTTTATTTTGGTTTTGAGTTATTAAGGGCGGCATTCATTTGCCGCAACATTTCTTGTATTTCAAACCACTACCGCATGGGCACGGTTCGTTGCGGCCAATCTTCTCTCCGCTTCGAACGTATGTCCTGCCACCTCCGTTGGCGCATCGTTCGCAGATGGGACGACAATAACCGTCGTATTTGTAAATCCTCGGTCGGCCGCAGATGGCACACCGTTCCTGTACGGTAGTTTCCGGGGCAATAGCTTTGTTATTCATTGTAATAAGAATTCAAGTTCGGCGATTTGCGTGTGTTTGAACTGCGCGCCTGCGCGTGTCAGATACTCTTTTTTCTGCTCTTTCAATTTGTAGCGGTCGGCAGATGCGGTGATTCGATCTACCTGCCCGCGCAGTTGGTCGAGCATCATTCGCACACCCTCTTCCGGGGTTGCCTCGACAAAGCGGATAAGGCGGCGCAAGTGGGCGATCTCGTTGTTGTGGTCGCCGATCATGCGGCGGATCTTCTTGCTGCGTTTTGCATCGGCCTCTGTTACCCCCCCCCGAACCGACCATATTTTTTCGTCTTCGCTTCGGAGCGCTTCGATAGTCGCGATTTCGTCGCGGATAAGCCTGTTAAGGTCTTCAGCTGTTTTCATGGCTACCGTAATTTTTCGATTATTGATGTAAGGTTCTGCATATAGTCTGTATTGGGATTTTCGCCGTGAGTGCCGACCAGTCGGACGTACAGCCATTCGAGGAATTCGGCGTCGTTTGAGGGCGATTCGTTGGTTGTGCGGTTTCGCTCGTCCACTCCGTAGATGTATCCGATGATCTTTTTCGCTGCATTTACCGTTTCGCGCATAGACCAATATGGGGTCAGTTTGTGCGGTTCAAATATCCCGACGAGGGATTCGAGCACGGCGAGCAGGTCGGGCGCGGCTGCCAATAGTCGGGCGTTGGCCTCGATGCGTTGTTCCGGCATCGGGCGCGGGTTATTGCGCAGTACCTCTGCGACGGGAGCGCAGCCGACAGCGTCGCCGGAAATCGAAACGATGGTATATTCTACGACGCCGTTTTTGTGTTCGTGTCCGTCAACCCGCCACGGGCCGGGCGTCCCTCTGAATTTCGGGTTGTGTGTTGTCATTGTTTCTCGGTTTTTGTTGGTTGATGATTGATTTTGTGTCGTCTGATTTTCCCAAATGCTCGCTCGATCTCTTCGACGGACGGCGGAACTATCGGGCGGGCACAGGTGATTTCGTCCCGTGGTTCGTTATTCGCCGGGCGTGCCATGTACCAGCGTATTTCCGACTGGAATTCCTCTAACGTTCGGCAGACGACGTGTCTGCTTCCGTTCGTGATTGCGAGCGAACGCCATTCGATTTGTGCGTCCGATAGGGCGGAATGTCGGTCGGTAGTTTTCATTTCGATACATAGGGCGTTGAAGCCCCCGCGTCCGAGCAACAGGATAAGGTCGGTAACGCCTGCGGTTACGCCCTCCGCTTTCATTATCGCGGCTTCCGTGCGGCTCCGTGCGCCGCCGTTCGGAACGGCGAACAGGAGTTTGCCGACGGCGGGGTATTGGAGCCGGAACCAACCGACGCACATTCGTTGCATGTGCGATTCAACGTGTCGTGTCATAATCAAAATAGGGTTAGTTGTTTGAACGCCGTTGCACGGCGCTGATCGTCGATTTGCTTGATGATGTTCCGAATGTATCGGGCCAGCGTGCTGTCTTTGATGAATCCGTCTTCGTCGTCCTCGTTGTCGAGATTCGACTGGGAGCGACCGGAACAGTTCGCCAGTTCACGTTCGGCTGATTTGCGGGCATCGAGCAGGGCGGCAAGAATCGCGGCGGCCTCCGTTGGGTATCCCTTTTGCACATCATCAACGAATCCGGCCCCGACGTGATGGCCCGAATTGTGCAAGTTGACGTCCAGCCCGTAATCCCAGCGTCCTGTCGGCGACTGCGCCGTTTTAACCTCCACGATACAATGGTGGTTGAATAATCGGACAGGTCTGTTAGGCGTTAGACATACGTCGTGAATGTTGAAATCGAAACCGTTGTACGATAACGCCACGAATTTACCGCTATCCCGCCCGGCTTTTTCGTGCTTATCAAGCCATGCGCACCACTCTTTGAACGTAAACTGTTGCCCGGTGCATCGGCAGGTATGATGAATGTTTTTCATGGATAGTTATGATTAAAAAAGTTTCAGTTGCTGATCTTCTGCGTTCATTCGTTTTTCAACCTCCTGCACGGTAAGGCCGTATTTGAATCCGTAGCTGCACAAGTTCGGCGTATGGCTCAACTCAACCAATTCAGCCCATAGTTCGGGATGATTGCGTCGCAGGTTGACGAAATGTTGTATTTTGCAGTTCGGGCAGAACCAGCACCCACCGCGTGTCCCGGTCGTGTAGATCGGTGACAGTAACCCGTGAGCGGCGCAAAGCTGTTTCGCCATCTGTTCGGTGTAGCCGTATTTCGCCAAGAGCGAAATTTTGTTTTCTGTGAGTTTTGCAAGTCGACGCGGTTCGTCTGCGGCGATACCGATGTACTGCACGATTTTCGTTTTGGCACGCAAGGGGCCGCCAGCAATTTCGGCAACCCTTTTTCGTCGCGCCATTTTCGCCATTCGGCGAAATCTTTACTGTAATCTCTCATCGTTCAGTTGGTTCCCAAGTTTGATAATGAATGTTTCGTGATCGGGTGCACCCCATTCCGGGCGGCCTTTGCCGATCGTGATGCCCTTGCACTCCCAAAGCATCTGGCGCTTCGTGTAGCCGTAGGAGAAGCACACGGCGTCATAGTCTTTGAATTGCGGCCCCCATTCAAAAGTGCCAATCGGATGTTCCATAACGCGTTCTGCGGATATTTTATCAATACGTTCTCCATCCGCCCAGAGCATTAACCTTTGAAGCCAATACGGCTTGAACTCCCGATACTCCTCCTTTTTGATCTCGGCCTCGATCATCTCGTACCACTCCTTTTTGAGTGGTAAATACAGAATGTTCATAGAGCTATTCGGTTAATTGTTTACGGTACGACGGAGATTCCATGCCGCGCATGATAGTTAGAATTCGGAGCAGTTCGTCGGGCGATAGTTCGCCCGCAGGCTGCTCGTCTTCACGTTCGGCAATATCGAACAGACTGTGTTTGTGCATGAATGCCGGAAATAGGGATTTGAGCATTGCTCGTCGTTCGCGGGCGAATACCTTTCGATAGTATTCAAATGTATTTGCGATGTCTATTTTCTCGACCTGCGTAAGTTTAACCCGAACCGTCTTATTGGCGGCACAGTACGTTGCGTGTTGGATGAACTCGGCGTCAGACCCGAACGTGTTAAGCAGGATAGCGATAAGCAATCGCCGCTCATCGACGCTTTTATACTTGAAATAACATGTTTCCCGCTTATCCGACGCGATGTCTTCGAGGCGAAGACCGTATTTTTCAAGCATCGCGGCAAGCTGAATTTTCGCTGCCTCCATTTCGCCGCCGTCGCCTTGCTGGGCCAGCGCGAGAACCTTGCGGATTCTCTCCTTGATTTGGTCGTTCGTCATCGTCTTGAATCTTTTGCGGGTTCGCCGTTTCGTTCGATCTCGCCGAGCGCTTCGTCGAGGTGGTAGGCCAGCTCTGCGGCCTGTGCAGCCACGCGCCGCGCCCAGTCTGAACGAAGCCTGCCGCCTCCGACGGGTGGGGTTGTTATGACGGCGTGCGCAAGGCTTGCCATTGCGACGGTGGCATACAGTTCGCGTTTCGTGATTCCTGCTGCCGAGAATGTTTCGGGCGAAACTCCCTCGGCCTCGACTGTGATCGTCTGCGGAATAGCCGCCTTACCGAGCATTTCAGCGATTCTGTCGTAGAAATTTGCCGGGGACTTGCCCCGCTTGTCGTTTTTGTTTTTCATCGTGCGTTGTGGTTTTAGATTCGCGGGGTTTGGTAGTGTAGCATCCAGCCCGCGAAATGTTTGTCGAAAAAGTTATCCCGAAAGAACCGGACATTGGCCTCGACAGCTTCGGCCATCTGCCGCGTGCAGCGGAACGTCAGCCGCTTGCGTTCGGTGTCGATAAATATCAATTCCAGATCGTGAATGAATATCGGCGCAAGCGCCGGATTCATTTGCTTTGCGAGGCCGTAGAAACGTCGGTATTTCGCAAGGAAATCGGCATTGAAGCGTGGCGCGGCGTTTTTATCTTCCTGCGTCCATGTACGCGCAAGCGCCGGGCGGTCGGTAGCGGCTTGTCCGTTTTTACGAATCCAGCCCGACGCCTCGTAATTAGCGCAGAATCGTTCGACCTCGTAATCGGGATTTTGGAAATTCTTGAAAAAAAAGATTTCAAAAAATGTCTCTCTCTCTGCCTCTGCCGCGCGTGCGCGCGAAGAGAGAGATTCTTTTAATTCTTTATATTCTTCTTTATATATTCTTATACTGTTGTCGCTTGAAAACAGTTGCGTTTGTCGCTCGTTTGTCGATTGATTGTCGTTCTGTTTGTCGTTTTGTTTGGTGTCGTCGCTATAATCATCTGTATTACTGTTAATTATATGTGTTTTCGGTTTGTCGTTTGGTTTGTCGATTTTGGCGACTTTCTTTCCCGCTACCCTCCGCAAACCCTCGTAACTGTTTGTCGGTCGTTTGTCGTTTTCATTTTCTAATGGCTGGTAAGTGTCGAATTTACAAACTGTTATAATGCTTTTGTAGTTTGTCGCACGGACGGATATTTCGCCGGACGCCTGCAAACGAGCTAAACGGGTTCTAATCTGTCGTGTCGTCTGTCCTGTTTCTGCGCACAAACTATCGACGGAGGTAACGAAAGCTCCGCGTTCAATCTCCACTCCTCGCCATCTCGTAGGCAGGTAATTCGCCTTGAGCAGACAAACGACCCACAGTTGCAGCGTGAGCGGGTCGTCGAACCACTCCCATCCGAGCGTGCTGCGATACAACCGCACCCAACCAGTATTTGTTTCGTTTGCCATTGATGCTGATTTGGCCCGTTAAATTTCGCTTTTATTCAGTTCGACGATTAAACCCTTGTCCGCGACGAAAACACGCGCAAAACGGGCTGTTTTGCGCATTTGCGCGGCAAAAGCATCGGCAAGACTGTTTGCGTTCGAAAGGTGCAACAGAACGACTGTCGAAAGTTCCGCCGTTTCGTTCGCCTTGACCATATCGCACGCTGCGTCGATTGATAGATGCGACGTTCGCACGCGCGCTGCCTGTGCCGGGTTCATTGCCCCGCGGGCGATATTATCGTCCAGCTCCTCTTGTGAATAGTTCGCCTCGATCAGAATATGATTCAGCCGCAGGGATTTGAAATTGTACCGGATAAAATGCGTGTCGGTAGCAAATAGCACTTTTCCGCATTCCTCGTGTTCGATGATATATCCGAACGGCTCTGCCGCGTCGTGCTTCACGTCGAACGCCCGGACGACGAAATCGCCGACCGTGACGGACTGCATCGGCCGCAAAGCGTGCGCCCGGTACGCTTTGTCGATATGGCACGCCGCGAGCGTTCCCCGCGAAGCGTAGACGTCGATTGCCCGGTCGGCGTATTTACCGATGTGGGCCGCGTGGTCGCCGT